AAAACTTTATTCCGCCTTCGTCTAGTGGTAGGACAACTGATTTTGGATCAGTTAACCTTGGTTCGAACCCAAGAGGCGGACCCACGGGGTTATAGCTCAACAGGCAGAGCAGGGACCTTTTAAGTCCACGGTTCTAGGTTCAAATCCTAGTGGCCCCACCAATAAATTTCCGGTTCAACAGGTCAGAGCCATAGGCTACGCTAGTTGACACTGGATAGACGACAGAAACTCTGCTAGAAAATCGTCTATGATCGCGGTAAAGTGGACAGAGAAAGCTTTTCTGCGATAAAAATTCAACGTTTTTCTTGTTGGGCGTGTATCCCAATCGGTAGAGGAAGCGGACTTAAAATCCGTAGAGTGTTGGGTTCGAATCCCACCACGCCCACCAAGATAAACGCTGGATTAGCTCAGTTGGTAGAGCGCTGCCTTTGTAACGCAGATGTCGCGGGTTCAATTCCTGCATCCAGCACCATGCTAGGGTAGCTTAAGGTAAAGCCAGCCGCTCATAACGGTTCAGATGCCGGTTCAAGTCCGGCCCCTAGTACCAAAGAAAAATGTTGACAAGGAAATCAGCCGATTATATGATACGAACATTCCCGACCAGACCGGCGGACCTTTGTAGGGTATCACGTGGCGCGAGGGAATTGGCGAAGGGCTCAGGCTTCGAACATCGCAAGGTGTAAGCTGTCTGTGGCGGAAAGCAAAGCCCTTCGCCCCATGGTTTCAGGCGTATATCGAGGACAAGCCTCTCAACGATGCTACCTCGATACTCGGATGTCGGCTGAATACTAAATAGGCCGGTGCAAAAAGATAGATGTCGCGCTATACATCCGGGGCTAAATTAATTGGGTGCTGCCATACGTAAGTTGTGCAGGACTGGAGAACCTAGAGGGACAGATTACGTACTCTAGCCCCAATATAGGTTTGAATACGCGCAAATACCTTGTTCCGAAGGAAAGCGCGTTTACCGGCAAATTCCCCGTAGCCGGCGCAGTGTTTAAGGCTTGACGAAGCTGTATATACTGTGGAATGCTGGTCGGTGGAAAGTAGGTCAGAGCGGGGATTGATTTTGACGTGTAGCTCAGTTGGTAGAGCGAAGGACTGTTAATCCTTTGGCCGCAGGTTCGAGCCCTGCCACGTCAGCCAAGTTCAGGTGCGTAGCTCAATGGATAGAGCGGCCGTCTTCTAAGCGGTCTGGTACAGGTTCAAGTCCTGTCGCACCTGCCAATATCAGGAAACCTGTTGGCCGTAAGGAACAGGCTGTCAACGTAGATTAGTAGGGACGCCAGCCTACTTTCCTGATCGATATCCAGTCTGACCGCGTGTTAGGCTGGTAACGCGGAAACAACCGGCAGTCAAAAGCTCTGGTCTGTCCGCACAGGTTCCGGCTACGGCGGCCGGTGAGGGATCGAGGGGCATTTAGAAATCCCGATGACATCCCAAGCCCGCCGAGGGACGGTCGGAATTGTCGCAGAAGACGCGAAACGGCGGATGGATGCATACATGCCGCGCGCCGATGGTCACTACGGGACGGCGGAAACCGGTCAGGATTGATCCCCTGGCCGGTTTTCTGCTGTCTGGCATAAAACGCTAGGCGCCGCTATCCTACGGCCCCAGGAGCCACCGCCAGCCCCTTGGGAAGCCATGAAGCCGTCTACCCCCGAGACCGTCCTAGCCGAAGTCATCGTGCCTGCCCTGGCGCTTCTGCCGGCCCGCATGGACACGCCGCAGGCGCGCCTGCTGATGCTGGCTATCTGTGGCCAGGAAGCCGCGTTCAAGGCTAGGCGCCAGACACGCGGCCCGGCACGGGGGCTCTGGCAGTTCGAGAAGCTCGGGGGCGTGGCCGGTGTTATGTCGAATGCCGCTACAGCCGTTCTTGCAGAACAAATTTGCGAGAAGCGCGGTCTGACCCATAACCCAGGTTATACTAAAGTTTATACCGCATTAGAGACAGACGATATTCTTGCAGCTTGCTTTGCGCGCTTATTACTTTGGTCCGATCCTAAGCCTATCCCTCTGCCTTTTCAGGGCGAGGCTACCCAAGATGCTATGTGGGATTATTATAAGCGCAATTGGCGACCGGGTAAGCCTCATCCTGACCGTTGGCCGGGTAATTATGCTAAGGCTTGGAATGCTGTTTTTGCAAAGTGATATCTAGCTAAATGCCGACTGCGGACGAGGAAGAAATGCGACTGACACCTTTGAAACGTTTCCTTGCCGCCGGAGGCTCTGTTGTATCTTGGCTAAATACATTTCTAATTTTAGCTACTGGTGTTGCGGCTGCATTATATTGGATATATGGACAAGAAAATGACAGTAAGGCGACAACAAACGCTTTAACAACAGTAAGTGCCCAATTGACCAATATAAATCTTCAAATAGAGCAAACCAAGCGAGAACAAGCTGAAAGAGATGAGAAGAATAAACAAGAACAAAAAGAAGCTCTAGAGAAGGTAGCAAAAGATTTTAAAGATAGTTTCAATGCCTTAACAAGTAAGCAAGATATAACACAAGGGCAGTTACAAGCTATTCAGGTCACAAACCAAGGATTTATAGGCCGGTTCGATCTAATTGACGCTAAATTAACGCAGGTTTCACGCCAAGTTGATAGCGTTGATGGGCGAACTACATCGCTGGAGAAACGGGTTTCAGACGCCGAGGCTGGACTTAGCGTCTTGAAAGCCTTGTTCGAAAGGATAGGCCGAAAATGAAACGCAGTATAATTCTAAGTTTAGTTTTCCTTACAGCGTGCGCGGGATCTTCCGCGCACGTTGCCGTTTTGGAGGCTGATAATAATGATAGGAAGCCTGTACCGAAAACTGTATGCAAGACTTTAAACCATGGTGTGCCTATTGGATTAGACGCCGAAAGCGTGGCACTATGGGCGCGGCGGGAACTGGACAGGTCAGATGCGATGATCGGATCATGCCAATCCAGCATCTCCCGCTTAAAGTCGCATATAGGGGATATTATCGATGACAGTTGAAATTAAGCGGGCGGCGACGGAACTTGCGTCTAAGGTCAAGGGAGCGCTTGCTGGTGGCGCCCTCGGGTCTATTGCTTCTGTCGCCGGGCTGGACAGTATCGTTCTTTGGTTCTGGAACGATCTTCTGCATAGCTTTTTAGCCTTCCTTCCGATGATGCCGGATAATGTCGCTACGGCGATTATCGCCCTGATTGGCGTCCTGGCCGGCGGCTGGGTCACACCCGACAAGCTTCCATCCGGTACGACTGCGCAGCTTCCAGGTTTCTCCGGCGGATCGGTTGTCGCTGGAGACGTTAAAACCCCTGCCGCACAGCAGAAGGAAATCGTCTGATGTTTCGCGCACTCTTTTTCGGCTTGTCTGGAATGGCCGCTGTGACGGCCCTGCTTCTCGCTGCCTGCTCTCCTGGGAAGCCCGGCGCCGCTGTTGACACGGGACTGTATACGGTCAAGTCCGCCTACGCCGCAGCCCAGACTGCCGCCGTTGCCTATGCTCGTTTGCCTCGCTGTTCCGCGACTGTAGTTATCGCCTGCTCTAAGCAGTCAATTGTTGATGACCTTGTTAGGTTAGACGAGGACGCTCGACAGAAGTTAGATCAGGCTGACTTGACAGCTAGTATGTTAGCTGTATTGGTCTTTTCTAGTAAGGTTACAAATGCATCGATGGAGACAAGACAATGACACCGCTTCTCTATGCGATACAAATTCTTCAAGCAATTTCTTTGCTGTCTCAATTAGGCCAGGATGTTGTTTCTCTGGCAGAAGATGCTATTAAGAAATTAAAGCACTATGCGGATACAGGTGAAGGTCCGACGGAAGCTGATATGGCGGCTATCGATGCTTTAATCCAAGCAAACTCGCAGGCGTTAAAGGATGCCGCCAAACCTTGAATAGTAGGTAGTCCATACGCTATGTTCTAGATATGGACGCCGTACACGATCATCAGCAAGATACAGTAGAGACGCCGCCTGCTGCGGCGTCTTCGCTGTTTGTTGCCGACGATGATCCTGCATGGGTGCTGATGCCGGGCGATGATCCGCTCATTCCGCTACCGGAACCTCCAGAGGTTGTCAGGGCGCGCGAGGCACAGGCCGCTTTGGAGCGTCAGGTAATCGCAGAACAACGGCGTAGAGCATTATTCGTTGAAGAATATTGCTATGATGGCGATGCTGTCATGGCTCTTGCTCGGGCCGGTTACGCCGATGCGAATGAGACTATGGCGCAGGCTATTATGCGGTTGCCTGATGTTGCGCGCGCGATCAAGGATCGCATGGCCGAGATGGGTCCAGAAGAAAAGCGCGATTGGGCCGAGAGAAAACTTTGGTCTGAGACATTGAAATACGGCAAGGATCGTATGCCGATTGCTATTATCAAAGCGCTTGAAAGTTTCGCTAAATTCGCTGGTGTTGCACCAGAAGAAAAGAAGAAAGCCGATACTAATGTGCATCTGCATATTAGTGCGGATGATGCTGCGCTATGAATTTATTAGTAGCTCCACCGCGTAAACAATTCAGCCCTACTGCGAAGCAGTTAATTGCAACGAAAGTTCTCAACAGTAGTGCAACGCATATACTGCTACGCGGCGGCGCGCGTTCTGGTAAATCTTTTTGGTTATTGCGCGCAATGATTATTCGCGCGCTTAAAGCTAAGTCTAAGCATGTTATATTTAGGCAGAGATTTAATCATCTTCGTCCGTCTATTGTCGCCGCGACAATGCCGGCTGTTTTAGCCGAATGCTTCCCAGGGTTGGTCTTAAATTTCAACAATACTCATTTAACATACGAATTTCCAAATGGATCAATTATTCAGTTAGCTGGGCTAGATGATAAAATTAGGACAGAAAAGGTTCTTGGTTCGGAGTATTCGACGGTATGGCTTAATGAGTGTTCTCAGATTAGCTACGCTTCGCGTAATATTGCCATAACTCGCTTGGCTGAAAATAGCGGTCTTAAATTAAAAGCATATTACGACTGCAATCCACCAGATAAAGGACATTGGACTTATTATCTTTGGTTCTTGCATAAAGAACCTACATCGAAGCTGGAGTTAAAAAATCCAGATCGATATGCAGAATTTAAAATGAATCCGAATGACAATGCTGCAAATCTTCCGCCTGAATTCTTTGAAAGTATGGCGGAACTGCCTGCACGTGAGAAGATCCGATTTCTTGAAGGTGAATTTGCAGCGCAGGTTACTAATGCTTTATGGACATATGAAAGTATAGAAGCGAGCCGTAAAGATCCGTCTAAAATATTTAATATCGGAAGAAAAGGTCTCGCTATTGATCCGTCTGGTTGTGCTGGTGAAGATGACTATCGTTCCGATGAAGTTGGAATGATTATGGGTGGGCTAGACCCAAATGGTCGCGAAGGTTATGTTATGTCGGACTATACGGATCGTTATTCGCCTACTCAATGGGCAAGGCTCGCTGTTGATTTATATTGGCAGCATGATCTTGATTTTATTGTTGCAGAGAAGAATTTTGGCGGTGCTCTAGTTGAGAGTAATATTAAATCTGTTGATGGTAGAGTTAAAGTTATAATGGTTACGGCAAGCAAAGGAAAACATGTTAGGGCCGAACCAGTATCTACATTGTTTGAAAATAAAAAGGCATGGCTTGCCGGTACATTTCCAGAGCTAGAAGAACAACTAGTCCTGTTCTCCACAACCGGTTATCATGGGTCAAAGTCGCCGGATCGGGGCGACGCCATGGTTTGGCTTTTCCATGAATTAATGCTTGGTGAAAACAAACCATATAACATGCGAAATGTCGTGGGGTAAGCCCGTGGGAATTTTCGATAGTTTTATGAGCTTCGTTTCCGGTCTTGGTACAGGCCGGGATAAAGCCACAACCAATGTCTACGTATTTTCGCCATTAAGCAAAGACCAGCTTGAGAAGGCATATCGCGGCGATTGGTTGTCGCGCAAGGTGGTCGATATCCCCGCCAGGGACGCCACGCGGGCTTGGCGGCGCTGGATGGCTACCGATCAGCAGATCGAGGCTATCGAGACTGTGGAGCGCGTCCTAGGCGTGCGCCAGAAGGTCTATCGCGCCTTGCAGCTTTCCCGGCTCTACGGCGGATCGCTGCTGTTCTTCTCCGATGGCACCCCCGATCAAGCCAAGCCGCTTGACGTAACAAAAATCGGTCGCGATGGTCTTAAATATTTACATGTTTTTAACAGGTATCAGCTTGGATCGAACGGTGATATTAATTACGATATAGGTTCTCCGTATTTTAATCAGCCTGAGTTGTATGTTGTAAATACACGTAATGGCCGACAGATACCTATCCATCCATCGCGTACCATTCGCTTCATCGGTACTCCATACCCCGATGAAGATCTAGCGGGCGCTGAACCATTCTGGGGCGACAGTATTCTACAGGCTACGCAAGATGCCCTGCGCGCGGCTGCGTCTTCGCATCAGAACCTTGGATCTTTAATCGAAGAAGCTGTTGTTGATATTATTAAAATTCCAGATCTTGCAGATGATTTAGCCACAGAGCAAACAACGGCTGTTCTAGCACGTCGCTGGGCTATTGCTGCGCAGATGAAATCTAACAATGGTGCCCTTGTCATTGATGGTCAGGAAGACTATCAGCAAAAAGCTATTAACTTCTCTGCACTTCCTGATGTCGTAAAGACAATGATGCAGATTGCATCTGGTGCGGCTGATATTCCGGTGACACGGCTGTTAGGTATGTCGCCGTCTGGTCTGAATGCGACAGGCGAAAGTGATACTCGAAATTATTATGATAAAATTAACTCAGATCAAGAGAATGATCTTAGACCGGCGCTGGCTCCACTTGATGAGGCTATTATTCGCAGTGCATTAGGGTCTAGGCCGCCTTCTGTTTATTATGCCTTTAACCCATTGTGGCAATCGACTGATAAAGAAAAGGCTGAGATTGGTAAGCTTAAGGCTGAGACAGCCAATATCTATGTTGGCACAGGTTTGTTGCCTGACCCAGTTCTGCAACATGCTGTTGCCAACGATTTAACTGAAACAGGTGTCTACCCCGGTATCGATAAGCTGTTGCAGGAATTCGAAGCTGGGCAACTTGACCCGCTGGTGGACCCAGAAGACGAGCCGGCCGACCCGGCCGACCCTGGGGAGCCTGATGCGGTTCAAGATGCAGCGCCGAGAACCTTGTACGTTAGTCGTGCAGTTATGAATACAGATGATATTCGTCGCTGGGCCGAGAAGAATGGTATTCCTGATTTAGTTGATGATTTACATGTGACTATTGCTTGCAGTCGAAAGCCAATTGATTGGATGAAAATTTACAGTGAAGATTGGAACCAAGAAAAAGATGGAACTATGACAATCGCTGCCGGCGGTGTTCGGTTGTTGGATACACTTGGTGATGTTGATAATCCTATTATTGTTCTTCTTTTTGGTTCTTCCAGGCTTGCTTGGCGGCATGAACAAATTTGTAATGCTGGCGCATCGTGGGATCATGAAGATTATCAACCACATATTGCACTAACAAAAACACAATTTGATTTCAGTAAGGTCGAAGCCTATCAAGGGCCAATTGTTCTTGGTCCAGAAAAATTTGAAATTATTAAGGAAGATTGATAATGTCGTATCGTCTTCGCGCTAAAAAGAAACAAGTAACACTAAGGCCGAACAAACTTCGATTGAGTTCTAGTTCTGGTCTTATTTCTATGTATCAGGGCGTTGTTCGGAGATGGAATACATTTACTAAAACAATTTTAGCTGAATATTCAAAAGCACTGGATGAATTAATTCGTGACGATTTTTGGGAAACATTATCTCAGATATTAATTACAGCCGGCACAGCACAGATTGCCGCTGCGCAAGCTTTACGTTCTGATATAAGCCAATGGTCATTGACTGTTGCTACAAGAACAACGCAGAATTGGACAATAATTGTTAAACAAGGAACAGGTGTAGATAATACTGTTCTTATCGATCGTGCAAAGGTTAATGCGATCGCCAATGCTACTACAGAACAAGTTGTATCTTCGATTAATGGTTTTAATGAGAATATTAGAACAAGGATAAACGATATTGTCTGGTCTGGACTTCAAACTAAGAAAACAACTAAGCAGGTTTCTTTAGAGCTTAGTAAATTTTTAGATATAAGTATGACACGCGCTAGACGTATCGCAGAGGAACAAACACAGAAATTACATGCCGCAGTAGATCGTTATCTTCAGGAGGAAGCTAATTTAAATTCTTATATATGGAGGCATACTCCGCAAGAACATCCACGTATACACCACGTTGCGAGAGACTTTAAAACTTTTCGCTGGGATGCGCCTCCGATGGATGGTCCGCCTGGAACACAGCCTTATTGTAAATGCTATACACAAGCTGTTGTGCCATTGTCTAACAACCTGAACCAAGGCATATTGGCCGCATGATGGAGGGCAGTATGTTTATCCAAGATCGCGGTGAAATTTTAGACAGAACGGAAACTCCAGATGGGTTTTTGAAAGTTCGCGCGCGTTTTGCCCGATCTGGTATTCAACAATATTATGCTGGTGAGATCGGTCTGACAGACCGCGAAGCAACAGAACTAGTTAATGTTTATCGTCCACCAGAAGAAGTCTTCTCACCTGAGTCTATGAATACATTTTCAGGTGTCCCTGTTACGGATAACCATCCGCGTGTCATGTTAGACACGAAAAATGTCAAAGATTATATGGTGGGCTTTTCTGGTGATACTGTCTCTCAAGACGGTATTTATATGGTCGGTACATTAACTCTTACGTCAGAAGATGCAATTAAGAAGTTTCGAGATGGCAAAAAAGAACTGTCTAACGGATACCGCGCGGATCTCGATTTAACGCCTGGAACTACTCCAGACGGTATTGCATACCATGCCGTACAGCGTAGAATTCGTGGCAATCATATCGCCCTAGTCGATATGGGGCGTTGTGGTCCGGCATGCCGGATCATGGATGGAAATGGTTCGGAAATGTCTGATTGCAGTTGTGGAGGAAAATCCAACATGCCGGGCGAGACAAATTTAACAACTGTTACTGTTGATAGCGTCGCCTATCAGATGTCGGATCAGGTGGCGAGTGTTGTCAATAAGTTAATCGGTGACAGGACTACAGCGCAGACTGCCTTGGCTGCGGCGCAGGCTGATGTCGCTACCCGAGACGCGACAATTGCCGGTCTCCGTACCGATCTGGAAAATGCGAAGAAGGCTATTCCAGAAGGTGCAGTGCTGGATGCCTTAATCGTGGAGCGTGGCCGCGTCCTGGACAAGGCTAAGGCTGTTTTAGGCAATGACGCCGATCTGACAGGGCTTCCCACAGGGGAAGTGAAGAAGCGTGTTGTTGCCAAGGTTCTTGGCGATACAGCCGCTAACTATACCGCAGACCAATATTCTGCCGCTTTCGATACGATTGCCGCGTCTATTAAAGATAGTGTTCGGCAGGGCATCGAACAGGTTGGTATTCGTCAGACCATCTCGGTCTCGGCAACCGATGCTGACAAGGCTCGGACGGAAATGCTGCAAGCCAATATGCAGCGTTGGCAGCAGCCGGCAATGTCTAAGGCGGGGGCGTAAATCATGCCAACAGTTTTTAACACTTATCCAGATCGCATCCTTCCTGGCTACGCTGGTATGCCGGCCACACAGGACCCAAGCCGGCGCATTTCGCGCACGGTAGACGGGTCGTCGGTGGCCCTGGGCTTCGGCAAGGCGGCGTTCTCGGGAACCACAGCCCGTTCTTGCTCGGCGGACGTTGCCGATGGGCAGTTCTTGGGCGTCGCCCTGGCCGATCCTTCGCAGCCTGTCGCCAGCGCCGATACCTACGTTGAAGGTGCTACAGCGTCGATTATGACGCAGGGTGAGGTTTGGGTGCAGCTTGGCGCCGATGCCGTCGCGGCGAACGCTGTGGCCTATATTGTGGCGGCTACAGGTGTCTTTACAGATGACGCGGCGGCCGGTGTCAATCCACGTGTTGGACAGTTTGTGACAGCCGGACCGGCGAACGGTATTGCCGTGTTGCGAGTTGAAGCTGTCCAGCCACCGACAGCCTAAGTATCGAGTAGGAGAATATAATGTTAAATACCTTTCAAATGCTCGATGCGCAGGTTGCTCTTGGCTTCCTTGTCGAGCAAACATCTAGTATCGAGGCTCAGGTTTGGCGTCAGCCTCTTGCCGATATTACCTATCAGGATATTATCCCGGTAGACTATTCGGCTAATCCTTGGGCAACTTCCGTTACCTTCTATTCGATGGAAGGCTACGGTAACGCTCAGTGGTTTAATGCGACGTCCTATGACATCCCGAATGCGGACGTTAAACGGTCGCAGTTCCAGACGCCAATTTACATGGCCGCTGTTGGCTATGAATATAATATCGAGGAAATTTCTCAGGCTGCTATGCTTGGGATGAACCTCACCAGCGACAAGGCATTCTATGCCCGGCGCGCCTTTGAGGAATTTTCCGAGAACATTGCCTTCCAAGGCGATGCAACCAAGGGTTTCAACGGTCTCATCAACTATCCAACTGTTACTGCTACGGCGGTTACTGGTGGAACTTGGCAGGCGAACGTTACTGCCGGTACAGTGCAGAACATTATTACGCAGATCAACACTGCGTTAACCGGCATTGTTACAGGTACGAATACAGTTAGCTATGCCGATACGATCCTGCTGCCAGTCGCTCACTTCAATCTGCTGGCGAATACTCCGGTTAATGCGGTCAATTCTATGTCGCTGCTGGAGTGGATCTTGCGGTATAATTCCACCACAGCCTCTACAGGTCGTCCGATCACTATCCGCATGATGCGCCAGCTTGACAATGCCGGTGCTGGCGGTACGGATCGCATGCTTGTTTATCGCCGCTCGCCGGAAGTGCTTAAGATGCACATTCCAATGCCGCTGCGCTTCTTCGCGCCGCAGCAGATCGCGCTGACCTTCAAGGTTCCAGGTATCTTCCGCCTCGGCGGTCTGGATATTCGCCGTCCGCTTGAAGTGGCATATTGGGACGGTATCTAATACCGCAGGGCTATCCGCTATAATTCAATGGCCCGGTGTAACAGCCGGGCCTTTTTCAAAGGAAAACCGCAATGCTCACGAATAACGCCAATCATCCGATCGGGCTTCCACTCAAGAACGGAAAGCATATTCGACTTATCCCAGGCGATACGACAGACGCGGATATCGATCTGGAAAACGAGACAGTCAAGCAATGGCTTGATCTTGGTATTCTTTCCAAAGGTCGCGCAAGTAAGGCAAAGCCATCCGCGCCAAGTGAGCAGCAGCCACCTAAGCAAGACGCCCCTGGGAAGCCTTATTCTGCTGTACACCAGAAGTTTGGTGATTGGATTGTTGTCGATAAAGATAATAATCCGTTCAAGGATGTTGATGACAACGAGGTTGTTTTCCGTGGTAAGGATGGGGATGCCGAAGCTAAGGCTAAGGCTTACGCTAACCGTCTGAACCTGGATAACTAATCATGGCTTATGTAGCGCCAACGCCTGCTGAATTTAAAGAGGCTTTTCCTTCTTTTGCAGATGTTCCAGACGAAGCGGTACAGTTTGCGTTAGATGAAGCTTCTTTATACGTCGATGACTGTTGGATTGAAGATTTTCGTCGTCCAGCAGTCATGCTGTACGCAGCGCATGCGTTGACGCTACAAGGTCTCGGAACGGGCGCAGAGGCGCAAGCCGCCGCCGCTGGCGCCTCTGACATGCGCCGGATCAAATCGGGTAGCTTCGAACTAGAACGCGCCTCCAGCACGTCCACAGGGGGCGCAGGTGCCATTCCTGACCCGTGGGGGCTGACCAGCTACGGCCGGCGCTTCTACGCCCTTCTCAAGCGCAATCGCGGCGGACCACTGGTGGTATGACATGGGGCTTCTCGACGGCGGCGCGCAGGCGATAATCGGATCGGCTCTCGCATCGTTTTATCTGCCTGCTACACTGCATAAATTACCTGTAGATCATAATGGCGTCCCTACTGGAGGCGCTGCTGTTGATTTTCCAATTAAGGTTCAAAGAGAAACAAGATCGGATAGAGATCGTACCGATCCTAATGGTATTCCAAATTCAACCAAATTTTTCATTCTCCAACTCGGCGCCGGAACAACGCCAACAGTTGAAGATGAATTAACCTTTAAAGGTCTTCGTTACAAAATAGCAGATATCCCCGATGGAGATCCGGCCGATGTCTGTTGGACAGTTCTAGCTTTGAAGGTTC